GTCTCTGATAGAGTTGAGTTTCTGAAAAGAGCCGCTCAATTGGTAGGTGACAATGCAGTTTGTGTAACTGGAGATGTCTCACACGAGGAACGACCAGCACTAATGAAACAAGTATTTGAAGACAAGGATGTACTCTTTGGAACTCAAAGTATATTTTCAGAAGGCATATCTTTAGATTGTCTAAGCTGTCTCGTATTGGCAACCCCAGTAAACAACGAACCCCTACTAACACAGCTTATTGGTAGAATAATAAGGCTATATGAGGGTAAACCGCAACCAGTAATTGTGGACATACACTTAGAAGGTCGAACAGCAAGAAAGCAGGCAAATGCGAGAATGGGGTACTATATGAAACAAGGCTATGAAGTTAATACAATATAGCATAGAAAAATATTTCTTGACATGGAGTTAAATTTTTGATATAATATGTTATTCTATAATTGGAAAAAGATACAAAAAGAGACCAAGGGATCTGTAAAAGATATCCTTACGGTGCTTCACATTTTAACATATAAAATGCCTCCAGTTAATAGGAACGATAGAATATTCAAATATTGGCAAAAAAGTTTTCATGGACATAGCTTCCTTGTAAACCCAGAAGCCTTGTTTATTCAAAGAAACCGATATTCAGATAGCGAGATTGCACAGTATGCAGGTATCGCATCCTTACGCAACTATTATGAATATCAAAAAACGAAAGATACCACACTAGACCTCTTCTTCTATGATGGAAGTGAGGACATAATAAAAAGAAACAGACTACTCTGGATTGAAGATGATTGTATTCATTTTAAGTTCGAAGAAGTCACATTAGGAGAACTAACATGGCATTGAGTTTTAATCAAGCTAAGGGCGAAGCCCAAAAAAGTAAAATCGATAGCTACACATATGTAGAAGGCGATAATAAAGTAAGACTAGTTGGAGACATATTACCAAGATATGTTTACTGGCTAAAAGGTGAAAACGGCAAGAATTTACCATTCGAATGTCTGTCATTCGACAGAAACACAGAATCCTTTAACAACGTAGAGAAAGATTGGGTGAGAGAATATCATCCAGAGCTGAAATGCGGTTGGAGTTATGCAATACAGTGCATACACGAAGGCAAAGTAAAAGTGCTAAACTTAAAGAAGAAACTATTAGAGCAAGTTATGGTTGCTGCTGAAGATCTTGGAGATCCAACTGATGTTACAACTGGTTGGGATGTATGCTTCAAAAGAGTTAAAACAGGCCCAATGGCTTATAATGTTGAGTATCAATTACAAGCATTAAAATGTAAGCCAAGACCTTTAACAGAAAGCGAATCTGAACTAATAACAGAACTTAAGTCTATGGATGAAGTCTTAACAAGACCTACACCAGACGCTCAAAAAGAACTTCTTGATAGACTAAGAGAAGGTGCGGCTAACTCCAAACCAGACGAGTCTATTAGCGACGAATTTGACATTAGTTAAGGAATAACATGATTTTATTTACAGCAGACTGGCATATTAAGCTAGGACAAAAGAACGTACCGATGGCATGGGCATGCTCACGCTATAAGATGTTTTTTGACCAAATAGAAGATGCTGTTCAGAATCATGATGTTACTTTACATATCATTGGCGGGGACTTGTTTGATCGAGTCCCTTCAATGGATGAGCTTACTTTGTATTTTGACTTTGTTAAAAATACAAAAGTAGAAACAATTATCTATGATGGCAATCATGAAGCTACTAGAAAGCACAGAACATTTTTTGATAACTTAATTAAAGTTACAACACAGTTAAATCCTCTAGTAAAGGTAATTACAGAAACAGTTGGAGAGTTTAGTAACTATGCTATACTTCCATATGCTGATCTACACAAGAAGAACAGTATAGAAAATATCAACTCAGAAGTACTATTTACACATGTTCGTGGCGAGATACAGCCCCATGTAGTGCCTGAAGTTGACTTAGAAAGATTTGAAAAGTTTAAAGTAGTATTTTCAGGAGATTTACACTCACACGAAAACACACAAAGAAATATAGTGTATCCTGGAAGTCCAATGACTACATCTTTCCATAGAAACATAGTAAAGACTGGGTATATAGTAATAGATCCAGACACCTGGGATTGGACGTGGCATGAGTTTGACTTACCTCAGCTACTAAGAAAGACAGTTACAAGTGAAGATGAAATGGTTCAAACAGACTTTCATCACACTATCTATGAGATCGAAGGAGATGTGTCAGATTTAAGTAACATAAAAAACAGCGAGTTACTTGATAAAAAAGTCATAAAAAGAAAAACAGAAGCAACACTTATACTCGACAAAGAAATGACAATAGAAGAAGAGTTAAATGAGTATTTGAGTTACATTTTGGAATTAAATAACAGTAAAGTAAAAAATATATTAGGAGTATTTAGTGATTACGCTAAAGAAGTTGAAGTGGAATAATTGTTTTAGTTATGGTCTTGATAACGAATTAGACCTAACAGAAAGCATAGTAACTCAGTTAGTCGGTACAAATGGTGCTGGTAAATCTTCTATACCTTTGATATTAGAAGAAGTATTATTCAACAAAAATTCAAAAGGTATAAAGAAAGCAGACATTCCAAATAGGGAAGCAAACGATGGCTATAGTATCTCTCTCGACTTCCAAATAAATGAAGACGAGTACAAAATTGATGTTGTTCGTAAGGGTAATATAAAAGTAAAGTTTTATAAAAATGATGAAGATATGTCTAGTCATACAGCAACAAATACCTATAAGAGTATTGAAGAAGCTATTGGTATAGATCATAAAACTTTTTCTCAGATTGTATATCAAAATACCAATGCAAGTTTACAATTCTTAACTGCTACTGATACTAATAGAAAGAGATTCCTAATAGACTTATTGCAGTTAGATAGATATGTAAAATTCTTTGAAGTATTTAAAGAAAAATCACGAGAAATATCAAGTCAAATTTCAGGTACACAAGGGAAAATCGATACAATTGAAAAGTGGTTATTAGATAATAAATTGGAAGATACATCACTACTTTCGAAAATCGAATTACCAATCTACTCGGAAGAAGATGACAAAACTTTACGTTCATTACAAGTAGAATTCCAAAATATTTCAGAAATTAACAAAAAGATTAACAAAAATAATTTTACAAAAGAACAACTAGATAGTATAAATCTGAATAAATATAAAAAAGATATAGAAACACATGGCAAAGTTACTAACACTACAGGTCTAGAAAGAGAAATAACAGTACATGAGTACAAAATAAAACAAAATAAAGCAGAGATAGCTGAATATGAAAAGCTAACAGGACAATGCCCTACTTGTAACCAGCAAATAGATGAAGATTTTGTTCAACAGAAAGTAACAGAACACAGTAATAATGTTACTAGCACAACCGAAAAGCTAGTAGTAAAACAAAAAGAACTAAAAGAAACGCAAGAAACAAATATTGTAGTAACTGTTGCTAAAAGAAAAATAGAAGAGTGGGAAGATCTTTTTAGAGATTTAGATAGAACCTTACCTACTGAAGTATTACAAGCAGAAAATTTACAAAAGAAAATAACTACCCTTAGTGAAAAAATCAAAGAAGAAAGAAAGTCATTAAAAGAAGTAGTTAGTCAGAATGAACAAATAGAAAGACATAACACTCGTATTTCTATTGTAAAAGAACAACAAGATGATTTTGAAACACAACTAAGTAACCTATATAAAGGTCACAGAGAAGTACAAAATAAATTATCTAGTATAGAAGTGTTGAAGAAAGCATTTAGTACTAACGGACTACTTGCTTATAAGATAGAAAATTTAGTAAAAGATTTAGAAGAACTTACTAATGAGTATCTTGCTGAACTATCTGATGGTAGGTTTAGTTTGGAGTTTGTAGTATCAAACGATAAGTTAAATGTCTCCATAGATGACAATGGAAAGTCAGTAGAGATCTTAGCATTGAGTGCAGGAGAGTTAGCAAGAGTTAACACCTCTACTCTACTTGCTATTCGTAAACTCATGAGTAGTATTTCTAAGTCACGAATAAACGTTCTTTTCCTAGATGAAGTAACAAATGTGTTAGATGAACAGGGAAAAGAAAAACTTGTAGAGATTCTACTAAGAGAGGAAAATTTGAATACATACATAGTATCACACGGATGGACTCATCCTTTATTGTCTAAAATAGAAGTTATAAAAGAAGACAAAGTGAGTCATTTAGATGGTTAATCCAAGACAGAAAGGTAATAGAGGAGAGCAACAAGTAATGTCTCTTCTAGATAGACTAACAGAAGAGAAATGGGAGCAGACTCCAGGTTCTGGTAGTGGAAAGATAAAAGGAGACTTAAGAGTTCCTGGTAAACATAATTTATTTTGTGTAGAAGTTAAGTTCTATAAGCATGTAGGATTTGATGCAAAGATATTTACACAAAAAAGTAATAACTTATTTAAATGGTGGAGTAAATTAGTAAAGCAATCACAACAGATGAAGCAAGAGCCTCTCTTAATATTTAGAGAGAATCATGGCAAATTCTTTGTTGCTACAGTAAGAGAACCAAAAAATACATTAAGATATATGCATATTGCCTGGCTGGGTGCATACGTTCTTATCGCAGAAGACTGGCTAGATAAAGAGGAGATAAAATTTACAAATGGCGATTACATTCTCAAGCCTTGGCGACCCGGCTCCGACTGGGAACTTGCTGATAGTTGATGCACTTAACATTGCATTTAGATGGAAGCACCAAGGGGTAACAGATTACAAGTATGATTACGTAAGAACAGTAGAAAGTCTAGCGAAATCATATAATGCAGGTACAATTATTATTTGTGCCGATGGCGGAAGTAGCTATAGAAAAGCTATCTTTCCCGAATATAAAGCAAATAGAAAAGAAAAATATGCAGAACAAACTGAGCAGGAAGCTAAAGAGTTCGAGATATTTATGGCAGAATTTAGTAATACTTTAACGCTACTAAAGAAAAGTCATCCAGTATTTCAATTCAAGGGAGTTGAGGCTGATGATATAGCAGCGTATATAAGTATGAACTTAGATAAGTTTAATTTTGACGAGTGTTGGATGATATCATCTGACCGAGATTGGGATTTACTTATCAATGAAAAAGTTTCAAGATTTAGTACAGTAACTCGTAAAGAGGTAACACTAGATACTTGGGACGAACACTACGACTTTGAAGTTGAAGATTATATCACCTTCAAATGTCTAACTGGCGATAAAGGGGATAATGTTCCAGGAATACCTGGAGTTGGCCCAAAGCGCGCAGTTCAATTAATGGAACAATACGGAAACGTTTTCGACATCTACGGTGCATGTCCAATAGAGGGAAAATATAAATATATAGAATCTCTTAACGAAAATGCAGAGCAACTCTTAATGAATGTGGAACTAATGGATTTAGTAACATATGCAGGAGAAGCTATTGGAGAAGAAAACAAGCAAATTATAGATTTAGGAATACAAAGGCATAGA